GTGCTCGTAAACTTGCTGAGTCACACAGCATAATGGCAAAACTAGCTAAATGAGATTATACGAAGTAGATCAAGGATCCGCCAGAGATGTCATGGCGGTCCTACAAGGCCTTGCCAATCAAGCAGGTCAAAGCAGTGAATTACCTTGGCCAGTGGTACAGAATATACTTCGTCCATTTGCCCTGGGTATTTCAACTCCTGATGGATTGATAGCACTTAAGAACGCAGTTGATCCACAAGGTGATGTCATCAAAGACATCGGTGATGATGGTACAGTGACATTGAATACCAAAGTACAAGATCCTAATCAACAGCAACAGTCTACTGACACAGGTAAAGCAACTGGCCCTAGCGTAGACAAGATGGCAGCCAGCAATAGTAAAAATATAGCGCCAAAGATTTGACCTTAGTGATATAGGTTGTTATAATTAGTTTATATGACTATAACAACTTATACTCCTCCTCCGTTTGTAGAACGCTTTCAATATAAAAATTGTGTTCAAATAAATGATCCTGTAACACGTAAGCGTGTTTACCAAACTCCAGATGGTGAGCGTCTTCCCAGTGTAACAACTATCCTTAGTGCTACTAAAGATATGACACACCTAAATGAATGGAAGAAGCGTGTTGGCCACGAAAAAGCACAGCAGATTACCACAGAGGCCGCTTCTAGAGGAACTAGTATGCACAAGAATTTAGAATGTTTTGTAGCAGGAATCCCTAGAATGACAGGCAATAATCTAGTACATCAAATTTCTAATAAAATGGCTGATGTTATTATTGAAAACGGCCTATCTCACATGAGTGAAATATGGGCAATGGAACAGAGTCTGTACTTTCCAGGACTTTACTCCGGAACTACTGACGGTATTGGTGTATTCAAAGGTGAGCCGGTAGTATATGATTACAAACAATCAAACAAGCCAAAACAAGAATCTTATGTTGATGATTACCGGATGCAACTAATGGCATATATACTTGCACACAATTCAGTATACGGTACTGATATTAAACAGGGTGTGATTTTTATGGCAGTTAAACCACCTGAAATATCACCTGGTGTCTTCGGTGAAGCACATTATCAACAATTTGATCTATTGCCAAAAGATTTTAATTATTGGCAAGATCAATGGCTTACAAAAGTTGAAGAATATTATAAATTAAATCCTTGAATTTTTATTACATAGATTATTATGAAATCTATTAAAAGTTCTGGAATCAACCTCATAACCGCAGTGCAGGCAACATAGCCTGGTAATACCAACGGGTATATTTGTTGTCAATAAATATCATTGCTGATTGCTCCTTTGTAGCTTTAGAGTCGGTGGATATTGGCGTATCGCGACCGGCACTATTATTTATTAACAGTACGATAAATAGAGTATTAGAGGAAAAATAATATGTCGGTAATCGAGATAGCCAAAATACAGATACGAAGAGGACAAGAGAATACCACAGGTATTCCACAGTTAGACCCTGGAGAGTTTGGTTGGGCTGAAGATACTCAACATCTTTATATTGGTAAACGTATTGCAGAAGGTGCTAACAGTGATGCTAATAGTCGAATATTGACAGAGATCGATTTAGGTGAATTAAAATCTCTGTTAGGTAATGCTAATACTTCTACAGTAATTAGTAACTACACTTATAGAACAGGTACTGATTACATACTGTCGGCACCTAGAGTTATTCAAAGTAAATTAGATGATTTAGTAAATCTTAAAGATTTTGCAGGTAGTGCAGTTGCGTTAACTTCTGGAACTAAAATTACAGAGTATCTTAAACATGCTATTAAAACTTTGTATGCCAATTCTCAGGCCACTACTGAAGGTGATGATCCACGTCGTAGATTGATGATTCCTGCAGGTAATTATACTATAGACCAAACTATCGATCTTCCACCCTATACGTATCTTGTAGGAGAAGGACAGGATATTACAACATTAACATTGTCTACATCAACCGGTAACATGTTTAGAACTGTTGATGCATTAGGTGTTAACTTTGGTGGCAGTATGCAAAATGGTTCTGGAGCATCTAGAGGTGTACAAATTTCTAATATGACATTAGCCTATAGTGCAAATAATACTAATTCTAACGCTATTATATCTTTAGATAATACTAAAGATGCAAAAATTGAAAATGTAACTTTTACAACAATAAATTCTTCTTCTTTTGTAACTACTGGCACAGGTATTAATATACAAAGTAGTGGTATCGGATCAGATGAATCTACAGCGGTTTCTAGAAACGTGATTATTAGTAAATGCCAATTTACATCTTTATATTCTGCGGTTAATTCTCGAGGATTTATAAGTAGACCTATTTTTGAAAACAATGTCTTTACAAATTTAACACAGGGATTAAATTTTTCCGGAGCTGATAGCGCAACTACCGGTACTACAAATGCATTGGTAATTAAAAACAAATTTGATTTTATTTTAAATGAAGCAATCAATGTTGCTACAAATATTAATCCAAGTAACCTTATTAGTAGTGAAAATGTATTTTATTGTGTAGGAAATAATAATACTACTATTCAGGATGATTTTGTAACAGTGTCAACTAGTCCTGTAATAACTTTTAATGCTCCTGGAAATATTTCATCTAATGATTACTTTAATAGAAAATATCTTGCCAGTATCGATAATGGTACTTCTTTTTATTATAATCCGTTAGTAAGTGGTAATGCTAGGGTAAATGATGCTTCGACTTATAAAAAAGTAGTAATACCTAAGTCAACATCAACCTCATATCTTAATCAACCAATGATCAAAATTCCTTTAACAGGTTCAGATCAAACTGGGTTAATTGATTATCAATTAACCAATTCTGATATGAGTCGTAAAGGTAGATTAATTGTAAACATATCTTCAGATGGATATGCTAGTGTTAGTGATTATTTCAATTCTTCGGAATACATAAATGGTGCCGCGGCAGAATTGGTATTTTCTACCCTATTGGATTATTCAGATGCACAAAATAATCCCTCTACTTATCTAAATTATGTAGTAGTAACATGTAGTAGTTTTTCTACCACTACAACAAGCCTAACATACAGTTTTGATCTAATGGTATAAAATTAATGTTTGACCAATCTATTGATGATCGGTTATCCACCTGGGCCGAACATCGCCGTGAAATAGAAACCAGTGAAGACCCGTTGGCACTGACCTGTGACTTTTGGAGATTTGCTCCATTTATTCCTTATAATAATCATATCGATCCTTACAATCAACGAGATTGGCCTAGTCCTTGGGAAATTATTGTAGAGAATCGTTATGATGATTTTACTCGAGCTTTGATGATAGCTTGGTCGTTGAAGTATACTGATCGATACAAAGATTCAAAAATAGAAATCAAAACACTTGTAGATCGTCAGAAAAACTGCTACTATAATGTTGTATGTGTTGATGATCGATGGGCTTTAAACTATAACGATAATGGCCCAGAACCCGTAGAAAATATTCCAGAGTCATTTTCTCTAGAAAATCTTATCGAACTTAGTAAGACCTGGTAAATATCTTCCTCAGCACATTTTAGAAGGTACAATAAAAACAAAATATGATCACAGTGATCAAACGCAATGGGGAATCTGTTCCTCTCGATATTTCTAAAATACAACGACAAGTTGCTCATGCCTGCAAGGGCATCGACGGCGCAAGTCCAAGTATGGTAGAAATCAAAGCACAAATAGAATTACACGACGGCATGACAACCAAAATTATAGATGAGTTACTGCTCAAGGCCATGGTTGATCTAATAGACGAAACTGAAAATCCAGAAACCAACAATGTCAACTATCAATATGTAGCAGGTCGTCAGCGTGTCAGTATGTTACGCAAAGAAGTCTATGGAAGTTATACTCCGCCAAAACTCTATGATATAATTAAAAAGAATGTTGCAGATGGAATGTATACAAAAGAGTTATTAGACTGGTATACAGAAGATGAATGGAATATTATTGATCTATTCATAGATCATGACAAAGATGAAACCTATACCTATGCCGCTATAGCCCAACTTACAGAAAAGTATTTGGTACAAAATCGTGCTACAGGACAGGTCTATGAAACACCGCAAGTTCGTTATGCAGTAGCCGCCGCTACAGCCTTTCATAATGAACCTAAAGATACAAGACTGAAGTTAGTAAAGGAATATTATGAATGTGCGAGTGATGGTCATTTTAGTCTGGCTACTCCTGTGTTGGCAGGTCTTGGAACAACCACTAAGCAATTTAGCTCGTGTGTGCTTATTAGCAGTGACGACACATTAGACAGTATCTTTGCCGCAGGCGAAATGATGGCCAAATATGCCTCAAAACGAGCCGGAATCGGCCTCGAAATAGGCAGAATTCGACCATTAGGCGCCCCAATTCGCAATGGAGAAATCAAACATACGGGTATGATACCATTCTTAAAGAAATGGTTTGCTGATTTAAGATCATGCTCGCAAGGTGGAATACGCAATGCAAGCTGTACAGTAACTTTTCCTATCTGGCATTATCAATTTGAAGATCTAATTGTTCTTAAAAATAATCAAGGCACTGAAGAGACTCGAGTACGTCAAATGGACTATTCTGTGGTAGTAAACAAAATGTTTTGGAATCGTTATAAAAATGGCGGTAGCATTACATTGTTTGATCCTGCAGAAGTCCCAGACCTCTATGAAGCATATTACAGAGATTCTGTAGAATTTGAAAAACTGTATACACAATATGAGCAAGATAAGAGCATTAAGAAAAAAAGCCTGCCAGCAGATGAGATATTCAAAAATGGTATCCTTAAAGAAAGGACTGATACGGGGCGCATTTATCTTGTCAATATCGACAACATCATCAATCAAGGTCCGTTTGATACAAGAACAGATCCGATATATCAATCCAATCTATGCCAAGAGATACTTTTACCCACCCGTCCTTTCCAGAGAATTGAAGATCCAGAGGGACGAATTGCTTTGTGCACTCTTGGCTCAATAAACTGGGGTGCGTTCCGCAATCCGCAGGAGATGAGGAAGGCGTGTAGAATCCTAGTAAGGTCGCTGAGTAACTTGTTACAATATCAAGACTTCTTAAGCATACAAAGTAAACTTGCCAATGAAGACTTTGAACCATTAGGTGTTGGTGTTACTAATTTGGCCTACTGGCATGCTCGCCGTTCATATAAGTACGGTGATGCAGACGCACTTGCTGAAGTCAAACGTTGGATTGAACATCAATCCTACTACCTCACAGAGGCTACAGTTGAACTAGCACAAGAACGTGGTGCATGTAAGCGAAGTGAATACACTTACTATGGCCAAGGAATATTCCCCTGGGAACGCAGAAGCGCAGGTGTTAATGAACTTACTGACTTTACACCTAGCCTAGACTGGGAGCCTTTACGTGCTCGTATGAAAAAATATGGAGTTCGTAATGCTACACTTATGGCAGTGGCACCTGTAGAATCATCTAGTGTAGTAATGAACTCAACCAATGGCATTGAAATGCCTATGGAGCTTATTAGCATCAAAGAAAGTAAGGCAGGTTCATTTGTACAGGTTGTGCCGGAGTACAAGAGATTAAAAAATCGTTATCAATTGATGTGGGAACAAACTGACTGTATTGGTTATCTCAAAACAGCCTGTGTGTTGGCCGCATATGTTGATCAAAGTCTCAGCACCAATACATTCTATTCACCTAAGCACTTTGCTGATGGTAAAGTACCTGGTACATTGATTGCTAAGAATTTAATGTTAGCCTACAAGTGGGGCCTGAAGACTGTGTACTATAGTCTCATTGATAAGGTTGGTTCTAAAAATGTTTTAACCACTCAGAGTGATAGACAATTAACCTCCGAACCTGTTACAGTATACGATGAATTAGAAGATGATCAATGCGAGGCCTGTAAATTATGATACACATTCGAGATGAAGGCGGCACTGTCCGTACAGGATTTAATTTCTACCCACTAACAAGTAACCAATTTGGTTTTGTTTTTAAGTTAAGAAATTTTATTCTATTTTTAAGATACAATAAAAAATTAGGTAAAGTTAAATGTCACAAGCACAGTATAATTTAAGTAAACAAACAAACTATCTCAAACGTAAAATGTTTTTGGATCCAGAAGGTCCTGTAACTGTACAACGATTCGAGGAAGTCAAGTACAATAAACTACAAAACTTTGAATCACTAGCTCGTGGATTTTTCTGGGTACCTGAAGAAATATCTTTGACCAAAGATAAGATGGATCACAAGGAAGCCACTGAAGCTATTAAACATATCTTTACCAGCAATCTACTTAGACAAACTGCATTAGACAGTATTCAAGGTCGTGCACCTGCACAGGTATTTGGACCAGTGATCAGTATTCCAGAATTAGAAGCACTGGTGTGTAATTGGAGTTTCTTTGAAACTGCTATTCACAGTAAATCTTACAGCCATATCATAAGGAATGTTTATAATGTACCTAAAGACGAATTTAACAAGATTCATGATACGGCTGAAATCGTTAATATGGCCGCTAATATTGGTCGTTACTATGAGGACTTACATATTCTCAACTGTCGTAAAGAGTTGGGCGAAAAAGTTCCATTGCGTGATCATAAACGAGCCATATGGCTTGCTTTACATGCCTCCTACGCTCTCGAAGCCTTCCGGTTCATGGTATCCTTTGCAACCTCACTTGCCATGGTAGAAAATAAAATCTATATTGGCAACGGAAATATTATCAGTCTTATCTTACAGGACGAGTTACTACACACAGAATGGACTGCCTGGTTGATTAATACAGTGATCAAAGATGATCCAGACTTTGCTGATCTAGTTAACGAATGCAAAGAAGAAGTCTACAGTATGTACATGGAAGTTATCCAAGAAGAAAAAGACTGGGCTGATTATTTGTTCAGCAAAGGAGTGGTCATCGGCTTAAATGCTGAGATACTTAAAAACTTTGTTGATTACACAGCGTTTACTCGTCTTAAAGATATTGGAATCAAATATCTAGCAGACCATCCTAAACAAAGCCCTATCCCATGGTTTAATAAACATGTAAACATTGGAAAGAAACAAAGTGCACTACAGGAAACTGAATCTACTAATTATGTAATTGGTGTAATGAGTGATTCAGTTAGCTATGAAGAATTACCAGACCTATAAGGAGAATAATAAAAATGCCTAAAGCAATCGTATGGTCAAAGTACCACTGCCCCTATTGTGATCAAGCCAAAGCCTTACTTGGCCAAAGAGCTATTCCATTTGAAGAACGTAAGATTGGAGATGGATGGAGTAAAGAAGAATTACTAGAAGAAATTCCAACTGCACGTACAGTTCCGCAAATTATTCTCGATGGCAAGTTGATTGGCGGATTTACAGAATTAAAAAAATATTTTGAACAAACAGCAGAGTGATTTATGGAAAATAAAACTCTTGCCGAAGCATTAAAAAATATTAAAGCCTCTGAATTTCGTTGGGAAGATACAGAAGAAGAAATGGATGAAGCTACGGACGAAGGACTACCTCAGGCTGATATATCTTCTTTGCCATATTCAAGTTTGTTTAATGTAGGTCAATATCAAGGTCAAGGTGTAACTATAAATTCTGGCACTACTTTAGGTTCCGGAGCCACTAATGGATCGTATATCTATAGTAATGGAAGTAATCCTGTTTGGACCACCAACACCACTGCTGGTTTTAATACAATATCCCCTTCTATGGAAGTGAAAGGTGATCTAATAGTTAATGGTAAAAATATTGGTAATATTTTAGACAAAATACAAGATAGACTTGCTATACTTGATGAACCAAGTCCAGAAAAATTAGAAAAACACGCGGCCCTTAAAAAGGCCTATGATCATTACAAATTATTGGAAAAATTAATTGGCGAAGATTGACTCTAATTCTGCTGACGGGCGCGATAGTTATGATGTAGAAGTAGGAGGTATGATTGTACCCTTCTTCAATAAAAATATAACTCCGTACCCTACAGAATCTAGTGGTCCTAAATTTGAATTAGTTCCTGTTGAAAAACAGAAAGATGTAATGTTAAATGTTGCAAGAATGCACGCTCAACAAGAATATGATAGAATTATGGAAATGGTCAGTGTTCTACAGAAACAGGCTAATCAAATTAAACGTAGACTAGAAATCACAGATGCTGTTCATGCAGCCAAGTATGATTTTCAAATATCACATGGTCAAATATATTATCTGGTCTATGATACGAGGCATAAATGTACTATACTAACTAGTCACAGTCCCACAGATTGGAGTACAGGTAAGCCAGCAAATTACGACTATATAGCTGGTGTAAAATGGTTAGGAGATTATAGTTGGCAAGAAGTAGATAACGAAGGAAATTATGTTAATTCTCAATAAAGGTTACCAACAGGGTGACGTGGTCAGTTTAAAATTAATCAATAGCGATGAACTTATTGCTAAGTTTGAAAGCGAAACAGATGATGTTATTAAAATTCATCGCCCATTGTCATTGACAATGAGTCCACAGGGCGGATTGGGAATGATTCCCTGGATGTTGTTAGGTAGTGATGAATTTATTACATTAAATAAAAGTCATGTTATGGCAATCAGTGCCAGCAAGAAAGATGCCGCAGATCAGTACCTTAGTGGAACTACTGGCATCGCAATGAGATAATAGGAAAAGTTATGCCATATATAGCAGGTGGTGGAAAAATTGATGATGTGTATCATTCAGGCAATGTTTATATTAATAATGTGCCTGTGGCATTGTGGATGAATCCTGGGATCAGTTCTTTGTTTTCTGGAGTAGATCTTACCGGCGTTACTCCATTAACTGCATTTCCTGATACAAATTTAGAACCGGCTACTTCGGCTATAACTGACAACTATCTTAGCAATCCCGGGGCATCTTATAATCCTGCCGCACAAGCAGATGGTGTTAAAGCTGATTACCCCGGAACAGCAGATGATATAGCTACTACTACTGGTACTATATCTACAAGTACGAGTGCTAGCGATATTATTCCATTCTTACAAACTATATTAGGTGAAGCTAGTAGTGGTATGTGGAGAGAAAGTGGACAGGGTGGCAAACCCAGCAATCCTAATATTGTTAAAATTTGGGCGGCATTGGGTTTTCCAAGTACAAACCTTACAAACCCCACTGCTAATTCTAGCCCATGGAATACAGATCAAACTGCATGGTGTATGGGATTTGTAAATTTTGCATTACAGTCATCGGGATATCGATGGGTACCTACAGCCAGTGCACAAGCCATCACTACTAATCCTGGACGATGGAACGCTGTACAAGTTCCAAAAGAACAAGCACAGCCAGGTGATATTGCATTTTGGAGTTATAGGCATGTAAATTTTGTTTATGAGAAAAAAGGTGCAGGTTACACATTTGTTGGAGGCAATCAAACTCCTAAGGGTGGTAGCAATAATCCAGAAGATGGTGATGTTACAATCAGCTATCCCGGAGGTACTCCTGCTAGTAATGGAAATTGGGTAAGTTGCTGGCGCCCAAGTCGCACCTAAGTCAACGGATTCTAGTCCTAAGGCGTTAAATATATATGTCCGAGAATGTAAATCAGCATAGCTGATTGCTGGGGTGAGAGGCCCTCGAGTCAGGCGGAGATTAGTTGAAGGGTTCTTGGATTCCGTCAATTATTTTGGAGAAAGTTATGAAAAAAGTTTTATTAGTTTTAATGTTGATGTTGACCGCCGGAATGGCTTCTGCACAATGGCATCACCATGGTGGATATTGTTGCTATCGTGGAGGCTACGGCGGTGGTTGGGTTGGTCCTGCATTAATCGGCGGTGTGATCGGATACGAATTGAGTCGTCCACCTGTGTATACACAACCTCCTGTTATAGTAGAACAGCAACCAATTGTTGTACAATCACAACCAGTTATACAACAACCTCCAGTAGGTTATCATTGGCAAGAAATGATTGATCCACAAACAAATACAAGAAAGATTGTATTGGTACCAAATTGATATGTTAGACGATGATGTATTTCCTGTAGTTATTGGACTAGTAGTGGTACTAGCAGTATGTTGGCTATGGGATTGGTATCAAGTACAGCGTGGTAAAAATGTATCCAAAACCGACACCACCGACTAGTTGTTGCGGCCGAGGATGTGAAGAATGCGTTTGGGTGTCTTATAATGAGGCACTTGAACGATGGTATAGTTGTATGAAGCAAAGTGAAAAGGATTCAAGACGGGAGTGCGAATCTCCCCAGGTCCACCATAAAGAGTATTGAGTTGACATGGGCTGAGATGCCGCAAACAGTATTCTTCATAATGGGCCTGCATAGTATCGATTGGGTCAAGAGTAGGTAAGTGGACAACTGAGTAGGCGATGACTCTCAATCAAGCAAAACTTTTATCTGCAAATGATGAAAACTTCTTAATGGCCGCTTAAGGTCGTTTAGGGTAGGAAATACCTCGTAACAGAAACAACCAGACCCGCTTCGGCGGGTTTCTTACTAGTAAAACTACTAATATAAAAAGTGGGTATTTCCTACAGTAATCTTTCTGTAATCTGTAAATACTTGTACAACAGAGGGAGGCAATACTATGTATAAGCGTACCAAACTAATGTGTCATTTGGAAAATCCTCCAAACTAACATCTAGTAGATCACTGTTGAAATTC